AAACCTTTGCTAACCCCCTTAATGGTTCCAGTTAAACCCTTAAATTTAGTTATGGCTCCACCAGAAACCGCATCAAGTTGACCGCCCATTTCAGATACGTCGCTTGTTACGTTTTGAGTTTCTTTACCAACGTCCTCTATTGAGTCTTTAAGTTCGTCTACGTTATTTATTGCGCTGTCGGTTTTTACTTCGACATCCATTACTACTTTTGCCATAATCCTCTTTTATATTGATTAAGTCCTTCCTTAATCGATTCAGGTAATTTGTTTTTTCCTAAAGCTATATCGATATACTCGCCTCGTGCTTTTTGTTCTTTAGCTATTGCTAAAAGATTTAATATATTTTCTATCATTTAACTACAATTATATTGTTGTACTACTGTGGCAGTTGCTATTTCTATAACAATCCAACCTACAATAGTATATTCCGTACATATTCCACTTCCAATACACGCTGCTTCACCTAATGCCATTGACATATATTTTGCGTTTGGATAACCAAATACAGCAGGGTTACCGTGAATTGTAAACGAATCTACACCGCCATCATAAGTAAAGTTTTTTCTTAATTTAGTTTTATCACCTACTTCAGGAAATGGTTCTGCTCCACTATGCATAAGTCCACCCATTGTTGTAACATCACCACAAGTATAGTAAGCAGGATTAGTAAGACCACCACCTTGACGAACTTTTAATTCACCTACTAATGGTATTGTGTCAAAATATTTTGGTGAAGTAAATGTTGCGATAAATCCTTTAGCACCTAATACCGTAATACAAGCACCAAATTGTTGTTTTCCAAAAATAACACCATTTAAAACGTGAACACTAAAGCCGCAATTTTTATATTTACTATCCTGTGCAGTTCCGTCTGTATTCCATCCCCAATGTGCGTACTATCCATCAGGTACTGTTGTTTTTATTGCAGTTGATGTTGTTGCTGTTCCATCTATGTAACCATAATCTGAAACTACTGCATCATTCCAGTTTGTGTATACCGTTGTACCTTCAGTAGCAAATACATCATAGTGTTGATTAGCATCTGAATAATTTGCTGTTCCTTTTGGTACTGCTACATCTTTAAAAGGTATTGTAGAACTTCCAAATGTTTGTGAATCGTTTTCTGCATCTACTCTTGAAGTAGCACTATACGCAAATCCTATTCCACTATTTTGTTTTACACCATTTATAGTAATTGGAATACTCATTTGAGATTCTAACATATTAGACAAACCATTTGTAGTAACATCATATTGTGTTTCAATACTGTTAGCAGGAATTGGCACACCTTCAACTACATAAGGAACTATTTTAGATTGTATTTCTAATTCTCCTGAAGTTATATAGTCTACTAAATCACCATCATCTGTTTTTATTCTAATTGTTCTAATAATGTCAGCAGGGTTATCTGCTGTTGTTGTTATTTTATAATTTTTAGAATCAGTTGTTTCAGTATATGGCGAAGCAGGAACTGTACCTGAAGAATCTATTGTACCTATTGTATCAGATGTTGCAAATGTTGGGTCTGTATTTGTTTTAGTATAAAATACAAAAAATATTGTTTCAGGGTCTGTTAATCCTGTAAGTTCTAATACTTTTTCACCTTCTGTTGGGTCGTTAGTTACCGTGTATTGTGTAACACCTGTTTTTTCTGCTATGGTATCTATATCATCTCCTACTAAATCATCATAGGTTTCAGAATAAAGAAAACCAAATTCAGCTAATGAAGGTGTATCACCTATTGTTCCAATTTCATCTATATTACCTTTTAAGTTTACCGTAGTAGTTGTATTGTTTGTTAGTTGACTTATTAAAGGTTGTGATATTGTTGCTGATGTTACTACTAATGGTTCATTTTTTACTTCAGGTTTATTACTTGGTGTTGTAATAGTAGGTACTTCTTCATCAGTAGATATTATTGGAAGTTCACCTGAACCACAAGTTAAGTCTGCATTTAATATTGCATTGTCTACTGTAATAATTTCTGAATCTGCTGTGTTACAAACTGCATCAGGAACAAATTTAGGTGGTATAACTATTTCTATTTCAACTTCTGCACCTGCTTCTTCCTTAATGTTTATTAATTCAAGGGTAGATAGGTTTGTTTCAAAGTTAGTTGACAGTTTATTTATCTTATATAGCCTATCAAATATTACTATCTTATCTGCTAATGATAAATTATATAGTAAACTTATAGGCAAGTATGCTTTTACAGTTGTTAATCTTCGTTGTTTGTCAAATATTTCTGATATGTATTTATTGTAGTAGTTTTGAAACAACGTTTTATTGTAGGGTATATTGGTAAACTCATTCTTTTCAGCATTAAAGTTTATATTATCTGAAGTATCAGTTCCTAATATACTTGTCTGTGTTGTTGTAAGTGAATTAGATGGTATGTAAACAGCAGATTGTGATGATAATGTACCTGAACCATCTATAACGCCTATTGTTTGTGTTTTAACTATAGGGTAAAAAAGTAAAGGCTTACCTAAATTAGGTTCTTGTTTAATGTCTGCACTCCATCCCCATTGAGCATTTACATTTGCACCATCTGCTACATTTACAAAACGTTCATATTTAAAATGCTCAAAAGGTAATTGTATGGTATAGGTAGAACCTTCAAATTTAGCTGCTGATTGATACCTGTTTTCACCCCATTCAACATTAAATAGTTCTTTATGATTTTTAGCAAAGAAGTTATCTAAACCTTCGTATGTAAAATCTATTTGTTTAAATGGCAGTACGCTGTCTACTGTTGAACTTTCTTTATCTAAATGCTTTGTTATATCCCAACGTTGATTACTTGTGCTGTAGAAGTTATCTAATGTCTTTACTTCTATTACACCATCATCATTTTGAAATGCAGTTAGGTTAAACATCTTAAACAACCCTGTAAGAAACTTTAGAACACCAATATCAGGAAGTTGGTTTGATACATTAATATTTACGCTTGATAATACTTCACAATCACCTTTCCAACTTGTAGACTTATTACCTGTTTTATCACGCTTTACAAAAAAAATAAAATCATAAGTTGATGGTGTTCCTGTTTCAATTCCAAAACTATAATCACCACGTGTTAACACTAAATCTCTAATGTCTCTAAACTCACCTGTTAAGTCATCATATCTTTGGAAGATATTTCCGTTTTCATATATAATAAAATTATACTTAACAGTATTATTACTCGGTGTTACTGTTACATCTAATTGTCTTTCTTTATTTGATAAACGTGAAGATATATTAGCAGGTGGTGTTTTAAAATAGTTACTTCTTAAATCTATAACATCCCTATCTGAATCTATTACTTTAAAATTACCTACTGGTGTAATATTTCCTTCATCTTCAAATAAGCCACCTGTTTTATTGTGTAGCCATAAATAAAGATTGTAAAAAGGTAGGTTTGTTTTATTAAAAAAATCATCACTAAAAGTTAAACCATATTGAAACTCAATAGCTTTTATAATGGGGTAAACTCTTAATGCAGGTTTTAATTGACTTAATTCTAATCCGTGTTGCGTTCCATTTTCATACGCTATATTGTTTTGCGTTGTTGTGTTTGCAGTAGAATCCGCTGTGTTATATACTAATCTTTTTGTGTGTGATATTAATGGAAATAATATAGCATCTGTGTACGTTACTAATTTAGATGTTATATCTAATCCATTACTTAAATATGTTTTTACGTTTGCATCTGAATATGTAAAAGTAAAATCAGAAGTAATCATTTTTAAAGCACTTAATGTATCATCACCAATAACATCTTTTAAGTTTATGCTACTGCCATAAAACGTTAATCTATAAGTACTTGGTTTATTTTGTTTTGTAGTTGTACCTTCCAGTTTAATCTTACCTTTCTTAAAAGGTTTATAGTTTAGGAAAAGTTCAGCTTCAAACTTCTTTCTTGCATCAAAATCTAATATATTATAATTATAAAAGTGTTTGAAAACCTTGTTGTTTGTTCTACTTGCAGGTACATTAAATGTTTTTGTAAAGTCTGCAAATATCTTTTCAATATCTTTTACATCTTGGATTGCCTGTGTTAAAACAATGCTTTCATCTTTAAATAATTCAACTTGTTGAAATACAGCAGATTCTCCTTGTTCTTTTATATATAGTTGTAATTGTAACATTAACGTACACTATTAATTTTATTAAATGCAAATTCAAAGTCTATTGTATAATTGGCTAATCTATCATTAACGCTTGTTTTAAATTGTAGTGTTTTAGTTTTTGGTATAACTGGTAATGTTTTTCCTTCGTATCTTATCCAAACGTTTTCAGATAAAAATAATTCTTCTATTGTTTGGTTCATATCTTCAGAAACAAAACCTGTATTAAGGTTTATTGAAGTATTACCATTTACATTATATCTTTCGCTTTGTCCTGAATAAGTAGGATAGCTTGTCGTGTTGTTTACAATAATATTACGTTTGTACCTTTCATCAGTTACGTTTAGATTTTCAACACTTTTCTTAAACGCATACAAGTCTTGATATACACCAAACTTATTTACAAAAGTTATTTTATAAGGTGTAAATTTAGGTTCACAAATATTTGATATTGTAATAGTTTTTAAAAGCGTAGCATCATCAGTAGCATAAACTTTAACAGTAGAACTATTAGCAGGTATTGTTAAGTATTGAATCTTTTGGTTTGTATTACCATTGTCTGTTATTTGTGTAGTAGTAGAATCTATTATTACTTTTCCTACACCTTCTGCAAATATTGGTAACCTACCTGCTGTTCCTTCAGGTAAATAAACATCATTAGAACTTATTAAAGCATCTCTTGATAGTTCAGGGTTAATACCTTCTTCAAAATATCCATAGCCATCTAAAGCAAGATATGTATTACTCTGTGGGTTACTGTAAGTATAAGGTTCATTATTTTCATCAAACAATGTAGTGTATGCAAGTACCCAAACACATTTAGAAACATAGTCATCATTAAAAGTATGATCTATGTAATCTCTTACTAATTCAGCTATTTCAAAATTAATTTTAGTATCACTATTTATACGTTCCTTTTGTATTCTATATTTTAAATCACTTGCTATGTAAGAACTTTGTGTTCCTTCATAAATATATAGATTTAATGCTGCTGTTTTTATTGACATAATTATAAGTTTGAAACGCTTCCACCGCCACCTGTATCACAGCTTACTATTGAAACATCTGTTATTACTCCATTGTTATCTATTTGCCATACTTTAAAAGTACCTACACCTATTCCTGCTCCTGAATTTATTGATGATGTACTTACAGCATAGTATAAATCTTTTCCTGCAAATGGTGCGCCTTTAATACAACTTGTACCACCTAACCCTTCGTTAATTGAAGAACCAGTTGAAAGCAATGTTTTTGTAGTAGTATAGGTATCATCACAAAAATCAGTTGGTGAAACTTTACCTGCTGAAATATAATATGTGTTAGTACCACAATCAGCTAACCCTGCAGGTTGTGTTAATGTTTTAGCACACGATATGGTTTGACTACCATTACCAGTATTAGAATAACCACTTGGTATTAAAACAGTATAGGTTACTGTACGTTCAGTTGATGTTGTTACTGATGCAAAACTAATAGGTGTAAAATCTGTAATAGTACCTGTTTGTGTTGTACCTACATTTATTGCTCCTTTAGTTGTTATTGCTTGTCCTGTTAGATTTGCAATATCACAAGTAAAAGCAGGTAGTGTATTTGTTGCTTGTTGTTCAAATACTTTAGAACAATATATAACTGCTCCTGCGTTTGTGTATCCTGCAGGTGCTGTAAGTTTAAAGAATAGCGTTACGTTTTGTGCTGAACTTCCTGTGTTAGCTGCAACGCTTGTAATTAAAGCACCACCACTTGTTAAACTTATTCCTGTAATTGCTGCTATTGATTGTGGGTTAGTAATTACACCTGCTTGTGAAACAGAACCACCACCACCTGCAAGGTTTGCAATCGTACAATTAAATGCAGTTGATAAACCGTTTACAGTAACCGCTATAGATTGAACTGCTGTACAAGTGTTTGCTGTATTATCAAATGCTTCAGCATAGATAGTTTTAGTTCCACCTATTTGATTAGATGTTAATGTAAGTGTTGCTGTACTTAAACTTGTTGTTACTAAATTTCTATGTTCGTTTATTATATTGTATCCTGCTATTGTACCACCTGTAAAGTAAGAAGCTAAATTTATGGTTACACTACTACCACCTACTGTTATAGTTTGAGCAGGTACACTACCACTTGTTGTAACAGTTGTTGTACAAGTTGTACCGTTTACAAATGCAGGTTGTGTTGCTGATACATCACAAGTAATAAAACCATCTGTATCTGTGTTACTAAAACCTACTGGTATTTGTATTGTAATTTGTAATGTTCTACTTGTTGGCGAACTAACTGTTGCATACTTGTCAGCATTTTGTGCTGTTATAACACCATAATCTAAAGAAGGTAAAGTAATAATACCTTGTTGATTTATGGTAAAGTTTCTTGGGTTAGCAATAAAGCAATCAAAAACTGGTGTAGGAATTGATGGTTCTGTATATGCTAAAAAGTATGGACTTCTTAAATTTATCTTTGTACTCATTTGGTTCTATCTTGTTTTAATGTATATGCTAAAAAATCTTCAACATCTAAACCAAATTTATTAATTAAATCTTTGGGTAATTGTTTAAAAGCATTTTCGAATGGCTTAGTAAAAAATAAAGATGGTTTAATTCCTTTGTTATATATCGATCTTGTTATTAAAAAAGCTGTACTTTGATAAGACATAAATTTGCCATTCTTCTTATTTCTAAATTGAAATCTTTTTGATTTTACCCATTGTCTTATTCCTTTAGTTAATCCTCCTTTTGGTCCTGTTTTGGATCCAAACTTTGCTAACGTTCCGTATTTTGCTATTCCTGGATATGTTGATGTCTTACCCTTAACCCCTCGGTCTTGATAATACCCGTATTCTTCCATTTCAAATTTTACAGATATAGAATTAGGCATTTCTTTTACAGTACCATCTAAGCTTTTAAATAGTTTGTTGGATACGTTCTTTCCTTTTTTCGATAACATTGACCGACTTTGATTAAGAACATAATTCTTAAACACTTCTAATACTTTTTCTGTTTCTTTTAACTGCATATTGTCATATCGTTTTGAACTAATACATCGAATGTTGCTGCCCAACCTGCTAGCTTGTTGTCAAATCGATCCACAAAAGGTTCGCAGCTTACATCACCTTGAACTTGATAAAGTTCGGTAAACAAGTCGCCACGTTGTAAGATATTAATGATTCGAGTTAACAATCCAAGCTGTGTGTTTAAAATATCTTGTTCGTTATCGTTACCCACAAAAATATCTGTTGTTTCATCTTTGCTTATATCTACAATGTCCATCGCAAGTATGCTTACATTAAACGTAAGTGTCTTACTTGATACTGTTGTATTGTTTACTATGATATGAGATAAAGGAAAAATTGTTTGTTTATTTAAATCAACATCATCCAAACTTCCAAAAGTTACTGTATTAACAAAAGGTTCTGCTAATAAAGCATCTTTTAGTTTATCGGTTAAATTATAAAATCCTTTCATTTACTTCTTATTTGTTTTTGTTCCAGTTGTATCTTTTCTTTTTCAAATGCTAAATACATTAGACATTGATGAACATTTAATTTGGTAATCTTATCAAACTTGGTAACATCTTTTTGAGCGAGTCCATAGATAGATGAATACCACCCCCATTTTCTTCCAAAACCTGCCGTTGCTCCAAACTCATTTTCTTCGTTTCTTGATTCAAATAATTCAGGGTAATTTGTAGCAACTCGCTGTTTAAATTCCAAAAAAAAACAAGACTACCCATTGCTATGTTTAAAGGCATATCTTTTAACAATTCTGAATTATCAGTTTCTTTATAGTCTTCTATATTATAACGATCATTGTTTTTAACTGTAATTGGTCTATACAAAACATTCATAGCTTTGTGCATATTTGGCCAATCACCAAGATAAGTATCAAGATCAATGTATTCTCCAAGTGTGATATTATCAAGATCAGGAATAAAACCAAAACTTAAACCATTTAATTTAAAGGTAGAGGTTAGTTCAGTTTTAACATCAAACACTTTATTAAGATGTTTTGTTATTTCTTGAACGCTATTAAATTTAATATTTGCAACATCTTTTAAATTAAGATTGCAAAATATCTCAATCATTTTTTGAAGAAGAAAAGAGCTGTCTTTGTTTTCTTTAGTATTTAACTTTTCAAATTTCTGATATTGTTCAAGTGTAATGTCTTCTAAACTATCTGGAACATTGATTTGTACTTTCATATATATATAATAAAATTAAATCTTATTTGTATAAATAGAAAAAGGGTCACATTACTGCAACCCCTAATCCTACTAACAAAATGAAAAAGACATTTATAGCTGCCCAGACTATTGTTTTAATATAAATCTTTTATATGCGTATTGATATGCTTCTTCTATCTTATCTTCTAACTCAATGCTGTTTTGAGCGTAGATTAATCCTTGACCTTCAACTTTTGATTTGCCTTTGTAATCTATATATAAAGTAACGTCTGATCCTTTTTGACCACCTAATTTAGTAGGCTTTTGTACTACATAGATTTCTTCGTACCAACACGCTTGTCTCATTTTATAATTCAAATATAAACATTATTAAATACATCCAAGCATACATTGATGCGTATGCTGTTAATACCCAAGTTGATCCTAATATAATATTTTTACCGCTAAATACAGCTTTTAAGATTCTTGTTTCTACTCTGTTGTTTTTCTTTGTTTTCATAATTAACTTATTTTAATTAAACCTAACCCAAGCTCGTTTGCCACATAGTTAATGTGTTTCTGTGTTGTTACACTCCACCAGCCTAATTGTATAAGCTGCGTTCCTTCTATACTTGCAACGTGAGTATTATACGAAAATACTTTGTTGTCTTCTAATCGTAAATTTTGTTTGTACTTGTCCATTGTAATTGTTTTAAATTATGATTTTAATATATCTAAAACAGCATCAGTAAACTGTTTGTCATTAATCACTCCTTTGTTATAAATTGCTTGTAAGGCTTGAACTGTTAAATTGTCTTGAATTGTTTTTTGATTGTACATCTTGTTTGTTTTTAATTATACTCAAAGATATAAACATTTTTTTAACTAACAAACTTTTTATCAATTATTTTTAATAAATAAAATATTCTCCTTTATTTGGATTCTGTAAAGTGTCTGTTAATATATAACGTGCAGCATCTATACAGTCTGGATGTAAACCGGTTGGTTTTTGTAATGTGTTTCCTTCTTTATCTTTGGCCCATATATAACCGCCCAGCTCTCTTTTT